GCTTATATTCATATTTTTCATTAATATTTTTCATTGATCCCTCCGAGGTTTCCATAATAAAAGAACAACGGCCACTACAATGAATGTAATGACCGCTATCAGAATATTTTTGATAAATTTAATCAGTTGGCGTAACATCATAAATCTCATCAATTTCAGAGTTGTTGCTTATAACGTCAAAATTATATGATTCACCTTGAACGAGATCTTCAACAGACACATCATAAATGTTATCACGAAAGTCTTGTTCACTTTCAAAAGGCTCGTTTGATTGTACCTCAATTATTGAAGTAACTCTGATCGTAGCAGTAAAGTGCTTGTCAGCTATTTCTTCTTCAATATTAGAAATAACATCTAACCAGTATTCGTGACCTTTTGTTGTTTCACGGTTATCAATAAATTCACGTAATAAATGAATTATAAATTCACCTCGATCTTTAATATCACAACGACTAACTATTTCTGCAATTTCTTTATATCCCTCAGCTTCCATACGATCTTTAGTATTTAAGTGAGATGTATCGCTTGCGTAGTTAGTAAATATTTTAACATTAATATCTTTAATAGACATTAGTCTCTCCATAAGTTGTTAGTTGTCCATAAAGCGCTAAAATGTGCGTCTGTAATTATTCGAAAAAAAAGAGCGCCGAAGCGCTCAATTTATGGCCATACAATATCGTCACGACCAATACAATCAGGTTTTAACTGTACGATTTGATTTTGACACCATTCTATATCGGAATCATCATAAATATCATTATAATGGTAATGTAATAATGTATCGATTAATATATTTTTGCTTGTGCATATTATATAAAAACCATAATGACCGTTTGGTCTTGTGTGATTATAAACGTATGTTATTTTATCGTCACCAATCCATCTTGAATTTTCTTTTTCGATACCGTCTATTTCACCTTTAATTAAATCGGGGTGCATTGCTGACATATCGCAAACTAAATCTATTTCTGCGTAGTACATATTACTTGCCTCCGTTTTCAAGTTTGGCTTTATATTCTTCGTAATTCTTTTCCCATTGCACACATAAACGCTTAATCAATTTATATTGAATTTCGTTTACAACGTCGTGAGCAACTGGATCGGTATCATCTTCTTCAATTTCGTATTTATCCATAAGATCCCATACGTGTTGTAAAAGATCAGGAGCGAGATCATCGAAGAAACAATTACTAAGCCATTCTTCAAACCATTTGTACGACGCGTGATCTTTTATCACTTCGTCAGCAAGTTCGTCAGTAATACGTTCAACAGTTTTGTCTTGTACATATTTTTTCATTAACATCTCCGTTGGTTGTTAGTTGTCCATAAAGCGCTAAAATTGGCGTTTGTAGATAAACGAAAAAAAACCTCTCCGAAGAGAGGTCTTTATTTAATACGCAAAGTCGCGTCGATATACTTCGATGTTACCTGCATCGTGATATGCTTGATGTTTTATTTTGTATATTTCAGTATCAAGTTTTTGAATTAATTTTCGTCTGTGTGATGTTATTCCGAATTGTATTTCGTCATCAAGTTGTGATAATGCACGAGTATCTTCGGAAACATATACATCAAAACTAGTACCAAATTCATGTCTTAACGATTGATCTTGATTCCAATGAACGACACCATCTTTACTGATTAGTGGTTTACGTCGACCAGTATAATAATCTGGATTTACATTAAGTTTTAAACAATCATTATACGTTAAATACTCATTTGTACTTTTACGAGGACCACGAGCCATTATTCGTATTTTGTAAAGTTTATCATAATCTCTTGATATTTTTTTACGAGCACGACAATGATGACGCGTATCTTTATTATGAGTTTTTATTTGTGTTTTTAATGCAATTAAGTTTTCGTCATCTTTAGATTTTACTGTAAATCTATAATCAGATGTTCGTGTACCGTCTTTTGAAAGTTTGTATTGCATTCAATTCTCCGTAGTTGTTGTTGTTGTCCATTAGGTACTGAAAAATGCGTATGAAATTATTCGAAAAAAAAGAGCGAAATTAATCGCTCTCGTTTTTATCTTCGTCTTTTACGAATGTTATTTATTTTTTTAGTATCACCGAATATAGCAAAACCACATGCAATAACGAGCATGCTCACAAGTGACATTGGTAAAACTAATGCATAAAATTCGAAATCTGTTGTAATTACATCGACAAATGCAAAACTAAAACAAAATAAACATACGCCGACTATAACCATAAATGTTCCGTACACATATCCAAAAATATCGTCCATTAATAACTCCATAAGTTAAATAGTTGTTGTCCATAAAGTCTTGAAATTTGCGTATGAAAATGAAAAAAAAAGAACGCTTACGCGCTCTTCTTCTTTTTAGTTTTGTGTGATGAAACGACTTTCATTACTTGATTAATATATTTTTCTTCGTTTGCTCGTGCTTCAATTTCCCACGGTAAATTTAAATATGCATCGTGATCTTTATTATTATCAACGACTTTATATTCTTTATTTTCAAATACTGAAATCTTAGCATTTTTGTGAGATAACTTTTTAGTTTCGAATTGTTGTGCATGAGTCATTTCATGTATAATAGTCGACACAATACCTTTTAGATTATATCGTCTAATATCAATTGAAATTGTATTCTTCGCACTAATACAAACACCTAAAGTATTTTTCTTACGAATATTATTTATTAACATAGAATAATTTTTAACATTTAATAATTTTTTACATTCATCGAATGCAATCATTAATTTATCAATGTTCGCTCTGAAATATTCACGTAATTCTTTTTCGTCTGAAGCAACAGAACCAGTTACAAATACGTCATTTCTTATTTCAAATGTTTTTGGCATAATTAATCTCCAATTTAATTGTTGTCCATTAAATATAAAAATATGCGTATGAAATTCTTATATTCATTATATGTTGAAATGTGCGTATGAAATCGCAAATGTCATATGTCGATTTTTATTGTCGAATTTTGAAAAAAATAAAATCTCACATAAATAAAATTCGATTTTAATTAACGTATATATTTATAATTAGATACTTCATCTAACAACAATTTACATATTATTATTATAAAAAATCTAATAAAATCAATGACTTAAAGAACCTTACTTTAATCATTTTACCTTCATTTTACGTTGTTAGTTATTACGTTTTAAAATTTTCGGGAATTGTTGTTGTTTGACCTACGACACAAATTTGTCCCACAAAAAAATAGGAGCTCCTATGGCACTAGAAACTGCTACATATATCAATAGCTTAGTTGCTACAAACCCGACTAGTTCAGATAACGTCTCACAAGGAGATGATCACCTACGTCTAATTAAAAGCACAATAAAAGCTACCTTTCCAAACATTACTGGAGCTGTAACAGCCACACAAGATCAGTTAAACACAGACCCTAGTTCACTTTTAGACAGCGCTGCTGCAACAAGAGTAGCTGCTACTACTACAGGTGCAACAGTTACCGGTACTCTTGTAGTATCCTCAGATATTAACATTACTGGCAACATTACTCTAGGTGGCTCAGGATTGACCCTAGGGACACATACTGCAGGTAACTATGTAGAAGACATCACAGGTGGAACAGGTGTCACAGTGAGTGGCGGTGGAGCAGAGGGAGCAACTCCTACAATTGCTATAGGTCAACCAGTAGGAACTACAGATAACGTAACATTTGCTGTAACTAACGCAAGTGAAGTACGCTCAACAGGTAACGTTACTGCTTACTATTCAGATATGAGATTAAAGACATCTGTGCAACCAATTACAAACGCCCTTTCTAAAGTAAATGCATTATCAGGTTTTACATTTAGACCTAATGATATTGCTATAAATATGGGATATGAAGACAAAGAAGAAGTTGGAGTATCTGCTCAAGAAGTAGAAGCTGTATTACCTCAGATAATAGCGCCTGCTCCAATAGATGAAAATTATAAAACTGTACATTATGAAAAACTAGTACCTTTGCTTATTGAAGCAATTAAAGAATTAAAATCAGAATTTGATACTCATAAGAAAGGTTGTACTTGTCATGGCTCTACAGACTAGCGGTGCCATTTCGATGGATAATATTAGAACTGAGTTTGGAGATACAGGTTCTATAGCATTATCGGAATGTTATAAAGGAGGTAGTATTATACCTGCATCTTTGTCAGCTACTGCTACTGCAGGTTCTACATCAGCATCAACTAATAACTCAGGTCGTAGTATTGATACTGGGTTAACATTTAATAGTGGTAGATTATTTGGTTACTCTAGATGGTCAGACAACGGAGCAGCCAATATTCAATCATGGTCTTTTACAGTTAACAAAACTGGTACTTATCACTACTATTTTGGGTATTACTATGGTGGTTCAGGTAACGCAAATACAGCTACAATTGTTATAGCGAAAAATGGTGTAAACACACTTAATCAAGGGTTAAGCTCTAACGACAGTACAGCAACTTATACTGGTAGTTGTGCAGCTAATGCAGGTGATACTATCTCAGGTTCTTTTACAGGTACATCTAACGGTTGGTCATCTAATACGTTTTATATTGGTGGTGATAGCTACAATACTAGAACAATAACTGTTGGAGCTAATGCAAACGTTCCTGCATCAGGAGCTATTAACCTTAATAACTTTTACGGCGCAACTAATTCAATATAAGAGGTTTTATTATGGCTACTTTACCTGTAAGAAATTTAGGTAGTTCAGGTCTTATTACAGATATGGACGCCCAAGATATACCTATGAGTGCCTTTTCAGATTGTCGTAATGTTGTATTTGATCAAGGTAGTGTCAAAAGATCTCCTGGCTTTAAACGTATATATGAACTTCCAGTAAGTGAAGCTGTTCCATGGTCTTCTGTTTCAGGTGATTATGATAGCTATGCATACACTTGGTACGGAGGTTTAGCTACAGACAATGCTGATCAAACAAGGCATATAGCTTCTTATTATTCACCTACAAATGGTGCAGTTCTTATTGGCTGTAATACTGATGGTAGTGTTTATGATTATGTTAATGGTGAGTTTGAAGATGTTAGTCCAGCTAATAGTACTACTTCTTCTGATTTAGTAGGGTGGACGCACAATCAAATCTCAGGTTTGTCTGTGGTTAATCGATATGGTTATAGCCCATACATTAGAGATATTATTTCAGATGCTAATTATTCAAAAATGACTGTTGGTGATTGGCCTACTACTGATTATGCAGTTTCAATGAGAACATTTAAAGATTTTATTATTGCACTTAATGTTTATGAAACTAATACACAAAAACATACTATGGTTAAATGGACAGATCCTATTGGCTATAGAGCAAGTAAATCAACTGGTGTTACATGGACATCTACATCAAGTAATAGTGCAGGTTCAAATATACTTGGGCAAGCTAAAACTCCAATTGAAGATGGCTTAGCATTAGGAAACGTATTTATAATATATACACAAACTGAAGCTGTTTTAATGGAATACACTGCTTCTACGTTAGTGTTTAACTTTAGAGAGTTATTTAATGACGATGGTGTTATTAATTTAAACTGTGTTTCTGAGGTTGGTGGTCAACATTACGTTTTTGGTTTTAATAACATTTATATGCATAATGGTAATGCTAAACAAAACTTAGCTACTAATGCTGTAAGAGATAGAATTTATAATGAGCTTGATAGAAGTAAATCAAGTAAATTTTTTGTTCACTACGATAACTCATTACAACTAATTTATTTTTGTTATGTATCTAGTGAAACTGATATTGGTTTTTCTAATAGTACATATTGTAATAAAGCTGCAGTTTATAACATGATTAATAAAACTTGGTCATTTATAGATTTACCAAATGTTGTTGGTGCTGCTTCTTTAAATATTAGTACAAATTTAGGTTTGTCTTCAGAAACTACTGAAATGGCAGTTATGGTTGGTGCCAGACAAACAGCAATTAATCATACCGGAAGTAGAGCATATGCATTAGATATGTTAGAAAATGGTCAATTAAGTGGAAATCAAGAATTAGAAACTATAAAGCCTGCGTTTGTAGAGCGATATGGTTTAGATTTAGATGAAACTCAAGCACCATTACGATCTGCTAAACATTTAAAAACTATCACACCTATAATAACAATGCCTAATACATCAGGTTCGTTGTCTATAAAAACTGGTTTTAGTGAATATTCTACTACTGCACCTCCAACTTATGCTGAAACTACTACTTACACGCCTTCGTCAATGTATAAACTTGACTCAAGGGCAAATGGTAGACTTTTAGCTTACAAAGTTGAAGAAACTGCAGGTGATGCATTTAATTTTTCAGGTGCAGATTTTGAGATTACATTAACAAGCAGGAGATAATATGTCTTACTCAATACTTAATGAGCAATACAAACTACAAAACCCTCCTCCAAACGATCCTGAGCAGTTAGTTTCTTATTTATATGAAGAATTAAAAAAACTATCTGCAGCTCAGGAAAGATTACAACAAATAATAACAGAAATCGACACTAGACTTACTGCAGGAAGTTTATAATGCACAGTTTAAGAGTGCCTGTAGTAAGGCGATGGTGTTATGTCATCTCGTTAGAGCATGTTCAACCAGATCTAACACTAATACATTGTGAAATCAAAACGAAATGGTCAAAACAAGTTGATATAGAATTAAAAGATGGTTGGTATTTATTAAAGTTATGCCACAAAGGTCCGATCCATGCAATGCACGATCCTAGCGACAAAAAACACGAAAAATTTTTAAAAAAGTTTGGTTTTAAATTTAAAGCAACGCTTGAAGATCAAATGGAAATATGGATATGGGAGAAATAAAAAATGGGTAGCTTATTTAAAGGTCCAAAGACCAATACAACTAGAAATGACCCTAACGCTGATGCTGCATTTAAAATGGCTCAACCACTATTAGATTATGCGTCTAATCAAGGTTTAAATTTTGGTCAAAATGCAATAGATGCTGGAGTATATTCAGGACCAACTTTTGCCGGTTTTACTGATTATCAAAATGCGGCTCAAACAGGTGCAGGTAATTATGCAAATAATGCTTCTAGTAATGCTAATGCAGTAAATGCAGCTTCTTTGAATAATTTAGCTAATACCGGAGACTTTGGTAAAGGCTTTGCAAATATGTTTTCAATGACCCAAAATCCGTTTGGTGCATTTAACATGGGAAATCAATTAGCTAATAGTGATATGGCTAATAACATGATTAATGCTTCTACAAGAGATATTGGCAGAAATTTATATGAAAATGCTCTTCCTTCTGCAAATAGAGGATATGCAGCAACAGGTAATATGAACTCAAACCGAGCAGGTATGCAAGATGCTATGCTTATGAGAGGTGCCGAAGATAGAGCTGCTGATGTATCTGCAGATATTAGAAACTCAATGTTTAACCAAGGTGTAAACCAATATAATACCAACTTTGGTCAAGGTATGAGTGCTTTAGGTGGTATGTCTAATGCTTTTAATAATAGTATTGCAAATCTTGGTACCGGTATGAATATGGACTCTCAAGGTATCAACATGCTTAATAAGTTTGGTACTTTAGGCCAAATGAATAATCAAGGTCAGATGGACGCAAATCAAAAGGCATTTTATGATCAGTTTAATGTTCCTATGAACCAACTTCAGCAAATGATGCAGCTTGCTTCAGGTAACCAAGGTTTCGGTGGAAGTACATCAGGCACATCACAAGAAAACCCATCAACAATGCAAAATATAGGTAATATTATTGGTATTGCTTCAATGTTCTGCTGGGTTGCTAGAGAAGTATATGGACCTGAAAATCCTAAGTGGCTTGAGTTTAGAGAATATATGGTTGAAAGAGCACCTTGGTGGTTGAATAGACTTTACTGGAAATTTGGTCAAAGGTTCGCAGCTTTCATTAGCAATAAACCAAGAACTAAAAAGTTTCTTGAAAAAATCATGGATAAATTGGTGGAGGCGTAAATGGGTAAATTATTTGAAGGTGGTTTATTCGACAATAGTGGGCCACAAATTAATCCCGATCCAAATTTAGGCATGGGTAACAACAACATGCTTCCTCCTAATTCACCTCAAAGCATGATGTCTAATATGCACGACCAAAATGCAATGTTAAAAATGTATGAGCAATATAATAAGCCTTCTTTTTCTCAAAAATTAAGCGATCTTGGAGCTGCGTTCAGAGCTGCAGGTGCAGCACCATCTCAGCAAGGTCAATTATGGAACCAATTAACCCAAACTAGAACTAATCGTACATCAGATATTAGAAATAGGTTTAGACAACTTCAACAAGATAAGAGGCAAAACAAACTTGATAAACAAAATCTTGATCAGCAAAACTTTACAAATACTTTGTCAACAGACAAGTTTGATTTTCTCAAAGATCAGTACAATACTAAACAAGATCAGCTTACTGAAAAAAATGCACTCATTGGTAGTAACTTTAATTACACTGTTGGCCAACCTGAAGGTACGGTTAATAAATCAATTGAAGTTATGGATCAAATGGGTAACCCAGAAACTATTTTCCCTGGCGATCCACGCTACAACTATTACAACTCTGCTCTCAAAGCTAAAGAAAAAGCAGTGCTTGATAAACTTAAAAGAAAAGCTACAGGTATTGATATTAAAGGTAAAAAAGATGTTATCTTTGATAAAGAAACAGGAAAATACAGATACTTAAACTCTGGTGAAATTTCTCGTGATAAAGCGTATGCTACACAATATGAAAAGCAACGTCCTGCGCAAGCTGCAGCTAACGTAGCAGTTTTAGATGGTATTGCAAACGAACTTAGTACTGGTGGTGATATTGATAGTTGGTGGGAAAGAACACAAGCTATTGTAGATCCTGATGGTGACTTAGGTTTAAGAAAAATCTTTGGTCAAAAAGGTTTAGATATACAACAACGTATTGAAGGTATTGTTCAGCAATCATTAAGAGAAACTTTAGGTGCTCAGTTTACTCAAACAGAAGCATTTAGATTGATTTCACGTTCTTATAACCCAGCATTAAAACCTCAAGTAAATGCTAAACGTTTAAAAATGGCAGGTTTAGTAGCTCGTAAATTAATTGAGTTAAATAAAGCTAAAGCAGATCATTTTAAAGAAAACAAAACTTTAGCAGGTTATAAAGTAGATTATTCTGGTGAAATTAAGCAAATGGAAAATATGCTTGCAAATCTATATGCAGAAACTGAAAAAACTGGTTCATCAAATGTATCAGGTAATAGATCTGTTGGTGGTAAAGCCTCTACTGGCATAAATTTCAGAATAAAAAATCAAAATTAAATAAAATCTATGGAGACGCCTATGGCTATGATCGAGCTTGAAATCGATGGCTATGGTACTGTTGAAGTTGATGAAAAATTCAAAAAATTATCAACTGCAGACCAACAAAAGACCGTTGAAGAAATAGTCCAATCTATGTCTCCAAAAGACACTAGTTTGTCTACTGCATTTCAGCACGGTGATCTTAAATCAATGGCTAATACTCAAGAATATGCAGGTAATTTAGAGCAAGTTATTAATGATTCATTTGTAGGAGACTCCCAACGATATTTGCAAGAAAATGTAGGTAATCCTGTTAGAGAATTTTTTGGCTTTGATCCTTTAAATCAAAATGCAATGTCTGATAAAGCAGCTCAAGATAAATTTGCTACTGCAGAAATGTTAAATAAAAAAGCTGATGCTTTAAACTATAAATCACTAACTACAGATGACGTTACAGGTATTGGATCAGGTATTCAGTATGGTGCACAAAAAATGGCTGAGTCATTACCATATATGATGACAGCTGTTGCTCCTGTTCCAGGTTCTTCTGCTGCATTAATGTCAGGTGAAGCATTTCAAGAAGTAAAAGATATAGAAGGTGTAGACCAAGCTACTAAAGTATCTGAAGCAGGTGGTGCAGGAATACTTATGGGTGTTCTTGAAAATATTGGTGCCGGTTTTGTAATGAAACTTATACCAAGTGCTGTCAAAAGCTCTGGTGCTAAAGGTATTTCATCATGGCTTACTGCTAATGGTTTTGGTCGTATTGCTACTGCATTTACAAAAGCTGCAGCCGCTGAAGGTTTAACCGAAGTAGGTCAAGATATAATTAAAATGGGTACTGCTGCCAATTTAGGTAAAGACTATACTGCTGACGAAGTTAAAAGAAATTTAAAAGAGTCATTTTTTGCAGGTGCTGCCGGTGGTGGTGGAACTAGAGGTGGTGCTCAAACTATTGTTGAAACTGTTAAAGGTACCAACGCAGCTATTGATGCTTTTCCTAGTGGTTACAAAAAGATTGTAAAAGCTGACGAAGAAGCTACTGCTGAAGTTGTTAGAGATTTAGAAAAAACATCTGAAGGTCAAGATAGAAACAATAAAAAACTAGATGATGCAGACGCAAATTTAGATGACTTACATACACAGTACCAAGCTGAAATAGATGCTTTAGTTAAACAAAAGAAATTAAATAAAAATAATCCAAAAGTAAAAGTTGCACTTAAAAGAGCAAAAAATAAAGTAAAGAATTTAGCATCTAAAGATGACATAAAATTACTTACAGATGCTGATCCTCAAATAGGTGCTCTTGCAAGAAAACTGAACGTAATTACTCGTTTTAAGCAAGAAGGTGTTAAAGGCGGTGTATCTAAATTTACTGATTACTTTAATCCTCTTAATTTAGGTCGTGGCAAACTAGGTATAAATATAAATAGTGGAAGAGCATTAGGTGCAGGTGCGTTAGCATATATGAATCCAATTGCTTCAGCTACTACTATTGCAGGTGGTCGAGTTATTGATGCTTTAACTGGATCTCGCAATAGAGTTTCAAAAGCAATAAGGCAGTATCAAAATGCTGCAGGAATTAATATAGAACCTACTAATGATAATAGTGTTAATGTTAATCCTACAACACCTACTCCAATAACTCCGGTTATACCTGTACAACCTACAAAAGAAAAACCTAAAAGAGGTGCTAAAGGTAAGAAAAAAGTAGAAAAAGAAACTACTACAACTACTGCTCAAGATCCAAACGGTGTTCCTGATTATGTTAAAAATCCATTAGCATATAAAGAAGCTGTAAATAGAGCAGTTGAAATGTCAAATGCTGCTGTTAAAGCTGCACCCAACGATGCTTTAAAAGTGGTTGTACTTGATATTGCAAATCAAAGAACACCTGCTCTTAAAAAAGCAAAGTTTGAGCAAGCTAAAATGCAATATCCTGAGCATGCTACATTTTTAGATCAAGTAGTAGAACCTATGACACAGTTTGGACCTAAGGAAGTCGATACTGAGTCAGTTGTGCAAGAGTCAAGATTTCCTTCAGTAAATGAATTAAAATCTGAAGCAGAAAACTATTATGGTGAGCGTGTAGAAATATTACATCATGGAACAAGTAAAGATACTGCTCAAACAATAGAGCAACAAGGCTTTAATGGTTCTGCTTTTATGACTGCAATACCAGAAAAAGCTGATGGTTTTGCTCAAGATTATAGAGGTCAACCTGACAATGGTAGAACTACTACAATATGGCCAAGATCTGTTTTTGAAAGATTAGTTAAAAATGGTTTAATTAAACGTAATACTATGGAAGGTAATGCTACACAATTAGTACAATACGAAGTAGCACCAGAAGCTATTAATCAAGCTTATGATACAGTTAGAACTAGATCATTATTTAAACCTAATAATAAATTATCAGACAAAGATAAAGCTGCTTTAATTGCTAGAGCTTTAACTGAAGGTTTTAAGGTTAATTATAATTCATCTCAAAACTCTTTTATAAGAAGACAGCAGTTAATTAATCTTACTAAAGATGCTGATAAAACTACTGTTCTTCACGAAATATTTCATGCAGTTGAAGATCGTTTAAGTAAAGCTGAAATGGACAAACTTAAGTCTCACCCTTTATACGATGCTGTTAAAAAAGAAGTGCAGGAGTTATATCCTGAATTATCTTCGATTGCTCAAGAAATGGAAGTATTAGCTGAGATGTCGGCTAGACTTGAGAATGCAAGATATAACGAAGTTGGACCAAAGTATATTTTAGGTAAAATTAAAGACCTTATTGAAAGGTTTTTGTCATTACTTAAAGGTGATGGTTTTATGACTGTTAATAGTGTTTTAGATAACATCTACACAGGTAAAACATATCAACAAGGCATAAATGAAGAATATGCTGAAATGATGGTTCCAACTACTCAGTTTGCTAAAGTAAAGCACGGAAGTCCTATGCTTAAAAAGCGTAGAGAAGATTTAGATAAAATTCAAAAAAATGCTATTGAAATAGAAAAAAATAGAGAAGTTATTGATGCAGCATTTAATGAAAAAATAGAAAATCTTGCTAATAACTTAGATATAGAAGGTATTAATGCTAATACTTTAAAAGCTATTTTAGGTCAAATAACACCTGATACAGACGTTTCTATGTTAGCTGTTGCTTATCTTAAAGCTATTGATTTAATGGAACCAAACGGTCGTATTGTTGATTTAGTTGAAACCAAAGAAGGCAATGAAGTTGAAGAAGCATTAGCTCCTCATCGCGAAAACTTTTTAATTATAATGAAAGCATTACAAGAAAGTGGTGCAATAAGTGATTTTGAAGTTGCATTTAGAACAAGTGCTGGCGGTGTAATGTATCCAATTTATACGGTAGAGCCAAAAGACTCTGCTTTGAAAAATAAAGCCGATCAAAATAATGCTCGTAAATACGTTAACAGAGCTACAAAAGAACCTCGTACAGAAAAGCCAAAAATAAATGGTCACCCATTAGGAAGTTACGACAATACTGTTGAATTTATAGAAAGAGAGCAACAACAGCCTCTAGTTATAAACGACATGATATACAAATTACTTGCGGGCATGATGACTAAACCAAGGCATTATAGAGGATTAGATTTAGTCTTTAAAAAAGATGGAACTACTGATAGTGCATATACGTTGGCTGCTGCAGAAGCATTAAAACAATATGAAGATAACCAAACTGATAAAGGTGGTATGTCTCCAGTTTATATGCTTAGACGCGCTCAAGATAGATTACGTATAGATACATTAAATGGTTCTGCTTCATACCAAGGTAAAGCCGGTAAAGCAATATGGGAATTTCCAAACTGGAGACCATTAGGCGCAACTGGTTTTGAAAGTTTCTTACACTCTATTAGAGATCATTTAGGTATAGGTAATGAAATTCCATACAACCAAAGAGCAGGAATTTTATTTGGTACAGTTCAGCAATACATGGACTTAGCAGGAAGACCTAGATCAGAATTTTTAAATGATGAAGATCTTAATATGCCTTTAATTGATTACTTGGTTGCAGGTTCAAAAATGAAAGGTGGTAACATCTTCGCTTATCAGCGAGGTGGTGCTCCAATGATTTTTAACGATAAAAGAGATGCAAAAACTATTTATCAGAAAAATCATGCTGTTTTTGATGTATCAGATCACGGTTTTGAAATACAAAGATTAGCTGTAGAAATTGGAAGAATGAGAGCATTTTTAGAAGGTAAAGACGCTTCATTTAAGAAAATACCTACAAGTGAATTATTTCAAAATGAAGAAGCAATAAACTTACTTCAAGGCTTTAATTCAGCCTATCCAGTATGGTTTGATGGTACTTCTTCGGCGTATCAGTTACACGCCGCACTTACAGGAGACCCAGGACTAGCTCAAGTAGCAAACTTACTTAGCATGGATCCTAATGGACCTGGTGGCGATTTATATAGACTTCCTGCAAATCATATACAAGAAGTAACAGGTTTAGGTGCAACTAAGTCTCGTAAAGTAGCAAAGAAATTCTTAGCTAATAGAAGATCATATGGACAAGTAAAAATAACTGCTAGAGGTGCAGGGTTTGACGAATTAGCTAAACAATTACCTGAACAGTTTAATGACATGAAAGATCCTGAACAAAAAGAAACTCTTAAAAATATTCAAAATAAATTAGAGTTAATTTTTGATCAAAATTATCCTGGTGCTGCAATGGCTGAAGGAATAGCAAAAGCTATAGCTTCAACTATGTTTGATTTATATGGTAAAGATAATTTTGCAGTTCGTGTTCCATTACCTGACGGTGACGTTTCTGTATATACTGGTAAATTACCTGATAGTACAAAACGAAGAGTTAATTGGGAAATTGGTAAAGATAAAAAGATAGGTGTTCCAGTATATCAAGATAAACTTGCAATTACTGGTTTTGCAGCTTTCTTAAATCACTCATTAGATGCTTACGTACAAAGAGCGTTAGCTAAAAGATTACGAGATCGTGGTGTTCCAGGCTTTATGCATACACATGATGCATTTGCTACACACCCGGTTCATGGTCAAGAAATGAGAGAAATATATCATGAAATTTTATTAGAGATTGCTTCTTCTCCAATTTATGAAGAAGTAGTTAAAGCTAATGGAATTGATCCTGATTCAGTAACTGTAAAGTACAATGTTCAATCTGAAGAAGGTTCGGTAAAGCAAGAAATGTCTTTATCAGAAATTCTTAATCTTATTAGACAAATGAAAGACGCTACGTTTAGCAATAATTCAGGCATAAACTACTATGCCTTGTCTTAAGTGTGACGAATTAATTTAAGGAGAGTAAATTGAAAGTAAACGAATATTTTAAATTGTTAGAAAATTTCGATTATATGTGGGCAGACAATAGACTTACCGTAAAAGGTAAAATAGCTATTGGTCGTGAATTTGTAAATTCATTACCACCTGTTCAGATGGTTAGATCCACAATAAATATTAGAAATTTTTTAGTAGAATATTTTGTAAATACCATTAATGGAGCAGCTGATGCAGAAGAGGCAAAGCAGGGCAAAGTGGAAACCAGTAGTGGGAGCAAAATGGACGGAAAAAAATCTGCACAAGCACCCAAACAAACTTCTAAAGGAAAAAGGCGGTCCTGAGTATGAAAGACTTTGCGAGCATCTTCGAACAATGGCTAGGACTAAAGCAGGTCGCCCAAGTGGGTTACCTGACGGGTGGGGTAAAAAACAAAAAGAACTTGCCGAAGAAAGAGCCAAAATTAAAACAAAAGCAAAAGAGAAAGTAGATAAAATGATCGAACAAGGATTATTACCTGATGATGACAATATTGCTAAAAGAGCAGTCACAGTCCTACTCGAAATTGCTGAAGGTCCTGATGCTGCTAATACAAAAGCAGGCGCAGCAAAGGCATTACTAGAGTTTACAAAGCAAAAACCTGTAAATAAATTAGAAGTAAAGGCAGTCGCTGAAGAGTGGTTGGCAAGTTTAGATGAACCAAAAAGCATTGACGATACGAAAGCAATTGAGGGATAATTTTGAATTTTATTCTAAAAACTGTTTAAAAATACGTACTAAAGATGGTGATGTTGTAAATTTAAAACCCAATATCGCACAATCACAATTACTAAATATCATAAATACTCAATATGAAAAAGAAGGCAAAATTCGTGTTATAATTCTTAAAGCTCGTCAAATGGGATTATCTACTATGGTAGGTGGTTGGTTATATTGGTGGCTATCACAACGTAAAGCACAAAGAGGTATGGTTGTTACACATCATGCTGACTCTACAAGAGCTTTATTTGATATGACAAGAAGATACCACGATAACTGTCCTGAACCAGTTAAACCTCACACAAAGTACTCATCAAGAAAAGAAATAAACTTTAACTTTCTTGATAGTTCTTATGTTGTTGCTACTGCAGGTGGTGACTCAATTGCACGAGGAGAAACTATTACAGTTTGTCATTTATCAGAATTAGCTTTCTGGTCTCCATCGACGGCTGAAGAAAACTTTAATGCTATTATGCAAGCAGTACCAAATAAAGATAATACTGCTGTATTTATAGAGTCTACGGCTAATGGTGTTTCAGGTAAATTTTATGATTTATGGAGAGGTGCTATTGAAGGCACTAATGGTTTTATTCCAGTATTTTTACCTTGGTTTATTCAAGATGAATATGCTGAACAAGCACCAGAAAATATGGATTACACACCTGATGAATTAGAACTTAAAAAAGAACATAATTTAACAGATGACCAATTAGCATTTAGACGTAAAAAAATAGCTCAAAACGGTATTGACTTATTCAGACAAGAATATCCAGCAAACGCTGATGAAGCATTTTTGACATCTGGTAGACCTATTTTTAATCCTGACCAAATTATGGAAATGATTGATAAATCAGAACCAGTAAAGCAACGATTAGCATTAGAAGAAGAAACATGGAATGTTCACCCAAGAGGTGAATTAGTTTTATACAAAGATGTTGATCCTGCAGGTATTTATACAATAGGTGCCGATGTTGCTATGGGCATTAGAGGTGGAGATTATTCTGTAGCTCAAATACTAGATGAAAATAAAAATTTAGTAGGAACGTATAGAGCACATGTTCACCCTGATTACTTTGCTACAATTTTATATCACTTAGGCGAATTTTTTAATAACGCATACATAATTGTTGAAAGTAATTCACACGGATTACTAACATGTACTCGTTTATATAAAGATTTTGAATATACAAATTTTCATATTGAAATTGTAGTAGACAAAATGAGCGACAAAGAAATGACTAAACTAGGTTTTCAAACGACAGCTAAATCTAAACCATTAGTTATAAATGAATTAAGAGCATCTTTAAGATTAAATGAGATGACAATTAATGACAAAGTAACTCTTAGAGAATTACTAACATATATTGAAACAGAAACTGGAGCTATGGAAGCTGAAAGTGGTTGTTTTGATGATTGTGTAATGGCTTTAGCATTAGCAAATTATGGTCACCAACAAGGTTGGAAACCAACAGAAATTAATAATAACTTTTATTCGGAGGCGATCTGATGGCAGATTTTGAAGCATTATCAGAAGATGAACTTGTTGCACTTTGCAAAGATGAAATCAAAGGTTCTATAGGATATTCTGATAGTGATTTAAGTAATGAGCGCGAAAAAATAATGCGCTATTATCACGGAGAACTTCCTAAAAGACAATCTAATGGTAACAGCAGTTATGTATCTCAAGATGTTTATGACGGAGTTGAAGGTTTAAAAGCATTACTTTTAGAAACGTTTTCAGCTGGTACAGACGTAATTGAATTTACACCTCAAGGTCCTGAAGACGTTGAAATGTCAAGAGTTTGTACTGCATACACAAATTACGTATTACACAGACAAAATGATGGCTTTTCGATTATGAGAGATGTCATGCATGACGGACTTATGTCTCGTACAGGTATTGTAAAAGTTTATTGGGAAGAAAAACTTGATGAAATAGAAGAAGAGTTTAAAGGTTACACTTCTGAAGAACTAGATCAAGCTCTTGTCGATCCATCTATGGAATTAGGTAAATTTACCGAAAAAGATGGAAAGTTTAGTGGTACGTTTATTAAAAGTACAGACAACAGCAAAGTTGTAATAGATGTAATTCCACCTGAAGAATTTATTATAAATCCAATGAGTAAAAATATTGAAGATGGTTTTGTAGCTCATAGAAAATCTATGCGTAAAACTGATTTAATAAAAATGGGTTTTGATGAAGATTTAATTGAAGGTATAGGATCAGACGAAGATCCATTAGGTAAAAATTATGATGAAAAATATTATCGTCATGAACAAATTGGTCCTACTTCTGTAAATTTAGATGAGCATCATAGACAAGAACAAATGAAAGAAATTGTTGTTTATGAAGCATACGTAGAAGCTGATATGGAAGGCGAAGGTATTAGTAAACTATATAAAATACTAATAGCTGGTAATACACTTCTTGAATATGAGGAAGTTGATAGAAGACCATTTATAGTATTTACACCAATACCTGTAGCACATAGGTTTCATGGTGAAAATTTTGCTTACAAATTATTGCCTACTCAAAATGCTAGAACAGTCTTAATGAGATCAATATTAGATCATAGTTCTGTTACTACAAATCCTCGTTACTTAGTAACTAAAGGATCATTATTAAACCCTAGAGAATTACTCGACAATAGATTAGGAGGCATTGTTAATGTCACTCGCCCTGACGGTGTATCACCCTTACCTCAGAACCCACTTAACCCATTCATATTTCAAACCGTTCAAAAGTTGGAAGAAGATGGTGAAAATACTAGCGGCATTTCAAAGCTCTCGCAAGGTCTCAACAAAGACGCCATATCTAATCAAAATTCACAAGGAATGGTTGAGCAACTCGTTAATCTTTCACAACAACGTTCCAAGATCATTGCAAGAAACTTCGCAAATAATTTCTTAAAACCTTTGTTTCTTGAAATATATAGACTTTGTATAATTCATGAAGATAATCAAAAGATTATAGATGTTGCAGGAGCGTACGCTCAAGTTACTCCAAACCAATGGCACCATAGACAAGATGTTGAAGTAGCATTTAAATTAGGTTACGGAGAAACTGAAAGA